TTCTTGGCTCTCTGTTCACCACTACCACGGGCATTGCCTGTAGATGCGGATTTAACAGATTGCTTTCGTTGTTGTTTCTCATTAGCGGCAGTTTGAGTGACAACCTGTTGACGTTCTTTCCATAGGGAAAATAGTTCGTCAGCGGCATCTACATCATACTGTTGGTCTGCCTGTGCAAAGAGCCGTGTCCTAATCTTCGAAGCCTTAATCCACTCAACGAACTTAGCGTCCTGCAAGATTCCCTGCATCTCAGGGTGTTTTGTTTGCAGTGTAGCCATAGCCGTTGATTGTCGATACTGGTTGCTGATGTTCTCAGCTTCCTTAATCTTCGGGTGATTATTAATTGCTCTCTCGACTGCCTTGTCGGGGTCAGAGAAAAAATCTACTTCTTCGTCAGCATTTGTTGCTTGTGTTTCAGTGTCGGTGAGTTGTGTCTGAATGTAGTCATCAACAACTTTGCGTAAATCACCCACTTCAGAACTTTGTTTACCTAAAAGTTTCTCAGCCTCTTGGTGCATCCTTACTATCTCGGCTGTACTCTTCCCTTGATACTTCTCAGGTATGTCTGACTCAGGTTCTTCAAGAGTTGCCTCAAGTTGAGGTTCTTGTTCTAGCGTTGTGTCAATGTCGTTCTCTTCTACGTCTTCTGGACGCTCATCTATTAGTCTTGCCATTATTAAACTCCGTGATTAATATCATTATGGAGGTGTATTAAGTGTAAGGGTTCTATGGTCGAGAGTTAACCTTACGTTATTGTGTTACGATTTGTTAGCGTTCATGTGTGACTCTCTTTGTCTAGCCCACTTCCGTGTTTCCTTCCAAGAGTCTTTACCACGATTAACTTTTACAGGTGTAACAATCTTTCTAGCCTTCAACTCACAATCAGGACAATCAACTTCTTCTACGTCTGAGCCTCTAAGAAACTCGTTGACGTGTCCGTTGTCACATTGAAAGTCGTATAAACGTCTCATTCTTCTAAGTCGTCTTGTTCTTCTTGTTGTTGTTTAGCTGTTTCTATCTGTGACTCTAGGTTCAGCATATTAGCCATGACTACAAGTTGTCCCTTACGAAAGTAAAGGTCTTTGTCATCTTTACAGGCTTCTACGGAGTTGACCTGTTCTGCACTTCCTTTAAAGTCTTGCATTAAGTTCTTCCAACCATCTGAACGGAACATCTCTTCAAAGGAACGATAGTACTTCTCTAGTTCTACATCAGTCATCTACTGTTTCTCCCTATAGGACAGCTTTAATTAATAATTTAAATAACATACTTAATGTATATTATAGTAATATTATACCATAGTTTACTAAGAAAGTCAAGTACTATTTACGATGTCTTGCTGTTTTCTTTGCAATCTTTTTAGGTTGTTTACTTACTTGTTTACCCGCTTTGGTGTCAGCACGTTTCTTACGTGTCGTAGCGGCATATTCCTTCTTGGTCAAAGCCTGTCGTGCCTTCTTGGGTAAGTAACGCTCACCAGTAGCCTTCTTGCCTTGCGTACTGGGTTTGCCTGACTTAGTGCCCCATTCCTCTTTAGTCCACTTCTTAAGGCTTTTCTGTGACTTCTTTAGTGGCATTACTTGTACCCTCCACCTTTAGCTTTGTACTCTTTAGCGAGCATCTGTGCCTTCCTAGCAGACCACTGTCCTGCCTTACCACCCTTAGTACCTGCTTTGATTCTATTAAACAAGTTCTTACGCATGGTAGGCTTAGTGTAGTTACCCGCCTTGTTTACTGTGGATTTCTTTTTAGTAGGCATAATTACTTGCCTTTTTTCATTGGCTTCTTTTTAGGTTTAGCTGTAGTTTTCTTCTTTGGTGGTCTTCCTACTTTACTACCGTATGTACCTTTACCGTATGGCATAGTATTCTCCTGATTACCATTTAACTTTATCAGCCCAATAAGCCGCAGACATCTTACCTTTAGCAATGTTCTTACCGTGTCTGGACTTGAAGGACTTACGTTTAGCTTTCATCTTAGCGGACTCACCTGCTTTAGGTTTGCCCGCTGTGCTTGCACCCTGCTCACCAAAGCGTATGGTCTTAATCTTGTCACCTTCTTTAGCCACTACCACATGAGACTTCTTGGCATGACTAGGTGTACGCTTTGGTTTGTTAAAGCCAGAGACTCCTGCTCTAGCCAGTCTTGGGTCTTTTTTTACTGGCATTAGATTTCTCCTTGCGGGATTCCTTGAGGTCTTGGAGGTCTGCTTCCAATACCGCCAGTCGCTTGAGGGTTTGGTCGAATGCCTTGTTCACCTGCTCCAATGCCTCGTTGAATTGACGCTGTGTTATCATTTGCTTTTCCTTGTTGGGTTTCTTTAACAGCTACTTCACGTTCCTTTAGTAACTGCTCTGATATTTTAAGACGTTTCTGGAACTCTTTATCATCCGCATCACCTGACTTAAGGTTAGCTGTAACAGCCTTAATACGGTCAATCTCAAGCTCCTGTGGTACAACACTTGCCTCTGCCGCAAGTTTCTGCGCTCTAGCTTGTGACTCTGTAGCTTGACCTTGTAGTGCCGCAGTTTGTGACTTCTGGAACTCCATCTGTGCTTGTTGCATAGCTTGCTGTGCTTGCTGTGCCTGTGGGTTAGGCTGATTAGCTTGTTGCAACGAAGAGATAAGTTCTTCACGATTAGACAGGTTCATGTTATCAATGATTGACATAATCAACTGTGAGTACATTGGGTTGTCTTGTTGCATAGTCTGTAGTAACTGTACAAGCTGTGTAACCTCATACTCACGAGCAATGATACCTAGACTGCTAGACGTATGGAACTTGTAGTCCGCTACAGGATAACGCTCAGGGTTAAACTGCATATAACGATGTGCGGCTTTAGTTACGAATGGAATAAGGAATGATTCTTGAAAGTTAATCAACGTACGCTTGTGACGCTTGATGATAGCACCGAGGCTCATAGAGATACCTGCGGCTGTTGACTCACCGTTAATAGAACCAGAGATACCCGCAGAGTCAATAGCACCTGTGGCTGTCTGCACCATCTTCTGTAGTTCACCTGCCTGTGCAAAGGTAACTTGACTAACATTACCGAAGTTTAATGGCTGTAGGACTTCAGCAGGGTTACCGTTGGTTAGGATAGTCTTGCCCGCTCGTACCTCTGCTTTAGCACCTCGAGGCATACGTGTAGCGTCAATAGCCATCATTGGGTGTATAGTAAGTGCTAAGGCATCGATTCTAGCGCGTAGTTCTGCGTCTAACGCCTTTTGAGAGTTATACCCTTTCTCACATACTCCTCGACCCCAGAAACGGCTAGGAACGACATCCCACGGGAATGCAACGACTGGTCTGTCACCCATCATGTATGGATTCTCTTCAGCCTTTAGGATAGTGCCATCATTGGCAATAACAACGACTGCCTCTACGTAGTATGAATCACTCTTTTCATTAGCGACTATTTCTTCTACTTCTTCGTCTTCTGATTCTTCTTGAGCCGCTTTTAATAAATGACGAGGTACTAAACCATAGTACTTAGTTAGACGTACTTTATCGTCTTCGAATACCGCTAGGTCTTTATCTGGTTCAATGTCGAAGTCTGATGGTGCATCACCTACGTATACGTCACGATAGACTCCTGCTTCCTGTAGTTGCTCTACAGAGTGCATAGGTACAAACTCATCTACTGCACAACCTAACGCTTCCTCAATGGAAGTAGCTAGTGGGTCGATAAGGAAGTTCTGTGGCATTACTGGTCGTAGCTTTACGCAAGTCATATCTACGATGTTGACACCAACCGCTGTTAAATCCCCACCCATAACAGGCTGTGTAGCAGGTTGGAACTCTTTCTCTTCTTCTAATACTACTTCAGCGATACCTGTACCGAATACAGCCGCGTTGATAAGGCACTCAGCTACGCTCTTACGGACTTTATTCTTTTTAAAGTCTTTGTATAGGACTTCACGTAACAGCGCTATATCACGCTTTTCTTGGTCTGCTACGTCATCCTCAATGTCAAACCACTTACCACGACCAAAGGTAGCTTCCTCTAGTTCCGCAACGGATGACTCAACTGCTTGCTGTAGCGCAGGGGAGATAATACGTGAGCGTTCCGAATCTCTGGTCTTGTCCTCTGCCGCCCACTGACCGCGCCATAGGCGATAGTACTCATCAAACTTCTGTGAGTAGTTGGATTCGTAGTGATTACGCCAACCTTGACATTTATCAATGACCCAATCCTCTAGGCTTTGCTCCAGTGTAAACTCTTCTTTATCTTCTAGTAACATATTAGTACCCTGCGTAAGTATCTAAAAATTCAAATTCTTCTTCCACATAGTCCGAGGTGTAGGCTATGTTAGCCAACTGGTCTATGTAAGCGAGTGAGTCAATCAAGTCATCGTGTACGTGGTGACTAGGGAATTGGAACAGTTCATCTAGGAACTCTGTATTCCAAGCACCCTTGTTAAGTGTAATCTTACCGTGTTCAAACCTACCCTGCAAAGCCCACACGATTCTATCGGTCTTCTTCTTGTTGCCGTGAGTTAGTTCCTCAATACGGAAGAACCTATCATTAGCCTTCATCAAGTCTGAGATGTATGGAAGTACAGCGTTCTTTAACGCCCCTTTCTCAATCCCGACAGATACTGGACGATAGTCTCGTACAGCT